CAGATTCTTGTCTATGCCAACGCAACTACTCCTTCCACAATGACGCTAACTGATACTGTTGGCGGTATTGGTTGTATAGCTAGGGACTCAATCCAATCTACTGGTAAAGACATTCTTTTCTTGTCTAACTCTGGTGTTCGTTCTTTTGCTAGAACAATCATAGAAAAGTCTGCACCTTTGGGAGATTTGTCTAAAAACATTAGAAATGACTTAATAGGTACTGTTTCAGGCGAAACATTGGCAAACATCAAGTCTGTCTACTCTGAAAAAGAAGCCTTTTACTTATTGACTTTCCCATCTATCAAGTCATTGTTTTGCTTTGATACACGGATAAGTTTACAAGATGGCTCACTCAGAGTAACCAGTTGGGACTCTATTGAGCCAACAGCCCTTTTGTCAAAACGAAATGGTGACTTACTGATTGGTAAGAATGGCTACATTGGGAAATATGGCACTTACCAAGACCATACAAGCCTGTATAGATTCTTGTATTACACAAACCATGCAGACTTAGGCGATCAGAATATTACTTCTATCTTGAAGCGTTTGTCTACTGTCGTGATCGGTGGAACAAATCAAGATGTGATTTTTAAGTGGGGCTTTGACTTTAAGACCAATTACCAATCAGCAATTGCCACCATTCCAGTACAAGATGTTTACTATTTTGGGACAGCAGAATACGGGGCAAATGCTACTGTGATTGCATACTATTCTGATGGCGTTGCTTTGCAGACATTGACTGTATCTGCAAGTGGTGCGGGTAAGGTGGTTCAAACTGGTTATGAAGCAGACATCAATGGAACGGCTTTATCTATCCAAAAGATTGAAATTCAATCCAAACGTGGCAAAGTAAGTTAAGGAGAAGAAATTGAGTAATTACACCAAATCAACCAATTTTGCTACCAAAGACAATCTAACTAGTGGCAACCCACTCAAGATTGTTAAGGGTACTGAGATTGATACAGAATTCAATGACATTGCTACGGCTATTGCTACCAAGGCAGACTTAGCAAGTCCTACCTTTACGGGTACACCTACATTGCCTACTGGTACTGTGGCAACCACTCAAAGTGCTGGAAACAACACAACTGCCATAGCAACTACTGCGTTTGTTCAGGCGGCTATTGCTTTGCTTTATCCTGTTGGCTCTGTTTATACCAACGCATCTGTCAGCACAAACCCAGGCACTTTGCTTGGCTTTGGTACTTGGACAGCCTTTGGTGCAGGTCGTGTTCCTGTTGGTTTTGACTCTGGCAATGCTTTGTTTGACAGCGCAGAAGAAACTGGCGGTAGCGCAAATGCTATTGTTGTAAGCCACACTCACACGGCTACTTCTACTGATTCTGGTCACACCCACGTTATTGCTACTCCTGTTAGAGGTTTGACTTCTGGTGGCTCATCTGGTTGGCAAGGCACTAATACTGGAGACAGTTATACATCATCTGCAAGTGTTACAAACACTACACAAGCAACCATTACAACAAGCATATCGACAGAAGGCTCTAGTGCAACAAATGCTAACTATCAGCCATACATAACTGTCTATATGTGGAAAAGAACGGCATGATTACACATCACTTTTCTGATGGACTGTATGCCAAAGAAACGCACATTGCGGCGGGGCAGATGCTTATGCAACACAAGCATAATTATTCCCATTTTGGGATTGTTGCCAAGGGTAAGGTTGTGATAGTTAAAGAGGGTGACATTCAAATTGTGGAAGCACCTGCCTGTGTTGATATAAAGGCTGGTGAGAATCATGGTGTTAAAGCCATCACCGATGTAGTTTGGTATTGTGTTCATGCCACAGACGAGAAAGACCCGTCTAAAGTGGATGAAGTTTTAATTAAAGGGGAATAATATGCCTTGGATTGTCGCTGGTGGTGCAGTAGCAGGTGGAATAATAGGGGGAAATTCGGCTAAAAGTGCCGCAAATACTTCTGCCGCCGCACAATTACAAGCCGCACAAATTGCGGCAGAGGCGGCTAAGTTCCGTCCTGTTGGAGTCACAAGTCGTTATGGAACATCACAGTTTCAAAAGGATGATCAAGGCAACTTAATTGGTGCTGGATATAACGTATCTCCTGAAATGCAAGCCTATCAAAACCAGTTATCTGGTTTAATGGGGCAACAAATACAACAAGGTTTAGGCGCAGAACAACAATATGCTCCTTTAACGGGTGCGGCTAGTGGTTTGTTTAACCTTGGGCAACAGTATTTGTCTCAGTCTCCTCAAGAGGTGGCTCAGAAGTATATTGAACAGCAACAAAACTTGCTTGCTCCTAGTCGTGAAAGACAGTATGCACAGTTGCAAAACCAATTGTTTAATACTGGTCGTGGCGGTTTGTCAGTAGGTGCGACAGGATTGCGCCCAAGTGGATCACAAGGTTTAGGCGCATCTAACCCAGAATTGGAAGCCTACTACAACGCTATGGCGCAACAAGATGCACAGTTGGCGGCACAGGCTCAAGCGGCTGGGCAACAACAAACGGCATTTGGTGCAGGATTGTTTGGCACAGGTGCTAATTTGCTTGGCAGTTATCAACAGGGTCAAGTTGGCGCATTGTCTCCATTCCAAAATACATTAGGCATACAAACTGGTATAGAAAATCTTGGTCAAAGTAGTTTGACATTGGGTGCTGGTTTGGGTGGTCAAGCGGCGGCTTATGGCGCAAGATCAGGAGATTTCACTTATCGTGGTGGAGTTGGTGCGGCAAATACAATGCAAAGTGCAAACGCCTATAACCCATACGCAAGTGCATTGATTAACGCATCTACTAATCCGCAGTTACAACAAGCAATAAAAAACTATGGGCAAGGACAATCGACAAATGTTGGTGGAAGAGGAAGCACATTTAATACAGGTTTTTATGATCCTACTATGCAAGAATTTTAAGGAGTAACCAAATGGCAGATTCAATCGTAGGTGGTTTGTTTGGTATGACTCCTGAGATGTACCAACAAGAACAAAATCAAAGAGCATTAAGGCAAGCATCTGAGTTAGCACAACTTGATCCTTTTGCTCTTGCTAAAACAGGCATTGGCTATGGGGCTAATCGTTTGGCGGGTGCTATCGGTGGTGCATTAGGTGCTGAAGACCCAATGTTGCAAAAGATTTCTGCACAGAATCAGATATTGCAAGGATTGGATATTACCAATCCACAATCCATTGCTACTGGGATTGAAAGAGCGCAACAGGCTGGAATCCCTGAGTTGGCATTTAAGTTGTTGGCAGTTCGTGATGATGCTATGAAGCGTCAAATGGGATTGCAATCTCAACAAAGAATGCAACAGGCTCAAGGGTTGTTGCCAAGCATATTAGTGCAAGGCACTCCAGAACAAGTAACACCTGAAAAGGTTATTGTTGATGAGACTGCTGACACTTCTTATTTACAACCAGCAACAAAGAAAGAAGCAACTCCAACAATGATCAACCAAAGAGTTGTTGATCAATTAAGTGTTACAGCAGAAGGGCAAGCAGTTCTTGAAGGTTATTACAAAGCCCAAAAATCTGGTAGTGAAGCAGATAAAGCACAGTCTGAAGCAAATATCAAAATGGTTGAAGCCAGATATGCACCGCAGTCACAACAAGCAAAATTGATTAAAGATGCGGCTGATGCACAAAAAGCGGCTATTGATGCAAGTTGGGAAGATAGAGTTAAAGCCCTTGGCTATGCCAAAACAACTGCTGAGATCAAGAATATCAATAGTGAAATTGGTGTTCGTGGTGCAAAACTTGGATTGGATACACAAACTACACAAGTCACTATTTTGGAGAAGTTGGCTCAGATCAATAAATTAAATACTGACATTCCAGAATCAACTAGAAAAATTATTAACGAAAGCGCAGTTGTTGCCGCAACATCAAAACAAGCGGCTAACCAGTTTAATGACTTGGCATCTAGGATTGAGTCTACTGGTGGTGGTTATGGTGGATTATCAACATTTAATTCGTTCTTAACAAAGTCTGGTGGATTCCAAAACGGAACTTACGACTTGCGTCAAGAGTACACAAGACTGCGTAACAATGCGGCGATTAAATCTCTGCCACCTGGCCCCGCAACCGACAGAGACATTGCACTTGCATTGAGTGGCTTCCCGACTGAGACAGCAGATGCAAGAACACTTGCTAGTTTCTTGCGTGGAATGGCTAAACTCCAAGAGATCGATGCAACAGTTGCTAACGCAAAAACTGATTGGGTTGCACAAAACAATGGTGTTCTTACAAGAGCCAATAAAACTTTTGTGGCTGGTGATTACACGGCAAAACAAGGTGAGACTTTTGTTGACTTCTCAAATCGCATTGCTAAAGATGTTAATTCAAGATACTCTGGCGTTGGCGAGAGAGAAAGAGTCCAAAGTTTAGTTAAACAAATTCCAACGACAGGAGAACTACCAACGACAGGGACAAGCGTTTTGAATCAGGCTGATCAAATTTTGGCTAGACCTCGTGGAGCAAGATAATGGCAACAGCACAAGAATATGCAACTTGGATAATCCAAAACAAGGATTTGCAGGGAACTCCTGAGTTTGAGACTGTTGCCAAAGCCTATGAAGTAAAAAAGCAAAGTGAGAATCTGACAGCTACAACTGCTCAACTTACGCCAAAACCTAAAGAGGCTGGCATTGTTGAAAAGTTGATTGGTGCTGGTGAAACTGGCTTGGCTATAACTACTGGTCTATTTGGTGGGACTTTTGGTGGTTTGCGAGGCGGTATTGGTTTTGCGGCTCAACAGGCTAGAGAAGGAAATATTCGTGATCCACAGGCAACTAGGGGTCTTGAGCGAGCCATAGCGCAAGGAGCGCAAGAATTTACTTATATGCCAAGGACTGAGGCTGGTCAAGAACAAACTCAGGCAGTTGGTAGATTTATTGGCGAGACAATCCCACCAGTTATGCCAGTTATTGGTGCGCCATCCATGTTGGCTCAAGCCACCAGACAAGCGGCTCCATTTGTAGAAGCCAACATCAGAAGAGGTGCTACTGCGGCTCAAGATATGGCAATGATTCCTGTACAAAGAGGAACACAGATGGTTCGTGATGTTTTCGGCATGGATACACCAACTGCGGCAGGAACTACTGGCAGAACAAGTGGCGGTTCTATGGCTACTGGTGGAGAGTTGCAACGTATGACAACTGCGGAAGCATTGCCTGTTCCTGTTAGATTGACAAGAGGTGCGGCTGGTCGTGAAGCAGATCAGTTAGCATTTGAAAAAGAACAAATGAAGGGTCAGTTGGGACAACCTTTGCGCCAACGGGCTGAAGAAAACAATTTACAACTGTTGCAAAACTTTGATGCAATTATTGAATTGACAGGAGCAGAACAGACAAGAAGCGGACTTGCCGCAACTGGCAATGCTGTAATTACTGCATTGTCAGATGGATGGGAAGGCGCAAAAGCAAAAACAAGAACTGCTTACAAGAAAGCTGAAGCACAAGGTGAACTTGATGCTTTGTTGAATCTTGAAGATTTGGCTAAATACATAAATGATAAATTGCCAGAGTCTACTGTTGCACCAGTTCTTAATGTTGCAAAACAAAAAGGCATTCAACTTGGTGTTTTAGAACAATTAAATGATGGAACTGTTCAGGCTTTGCCAACAACTCTTAAAAATAGCGAATTATTAAGAAGATCAATTAGCGATACAACTGGTTTTGATCCAACAAATAGATTATTTAGCGGTGAATTAAAGAAGTTAATTGACCAAAACACAGAAGGTTTGGGTGGCGAACTATACAAACAAGCCAGAGCATTGCGTGAGCAACAGGCTAGAAAGTATGAAGGTCGTGCAATTGTTGCCAACTTGCTTACAACAGTTAAGGGCAAAGATGATCCAAAGATTGTTGCAAGTGAGGCGTTCCAGAAATCTATTCTTAATGCTTCTCCAGAGGAGATTACATTTCTAAAGCGTGTTTTGTTGACAAGTGGCAAAGATGGTCAACAAGCATTTAAAGAGTTACAAGGTGCAACTGTTAAGCATCTAGAAGATATTTCTACAGCTGGAGTCGGGACAGACTCACAGGGTCGTGCATTGGTATCAACTGCAAAACTTAACTCTGCTATTAACCAATTGGATTCCAACAAAAGGTTGGACATTATTCTTGGAAAGAAAAATGCCGAAATTGTGCGTGATCTAAATGAGGTGGCTAAGTATGTGACCACAGTCCCGCCTGGCACTCTGGTCAACAACAGCGGTACGGCTGGTGTTTTGTTGGCGGCAATGGGTGAGGCGGCTACTACTGGCGCACTAACTGGATTGCCACTCCCTGCAATCAGCATATTGAGAGCAGTTAACCAACAAATGAAAAATAACAAAATAAAGGCAAGAATTATGCAGTCTTTAAACAAAGCAGAAACATCTCAACAGGAGTAACCCATTGATCCTTTCAGCCTCCTCCTCCTTGCCCAAGGTGCAGTTTCTGCCATCAAGTCAGGGTGCGCCATGCTCCATGAAGGGCGCATGGAACTGGAGGGTGCTAAGAAGACAATTGAAGGTGTCATGGCTGATGTCAAGGCCATCAAGGGAATATGGGATTGGCTTCTTGGACTGTTTAACCCAAAACCCAAGTCCAAGCCAGAAGACACCCCCAAGCCTTTGGCGAAAGCGAAAGCCGCTTCAAAGAAGCAACAGACTTATGAAGAAGTTGAACTACAAACCATCAACGAAGTGGGAGTCCAACTTGGCAACTTCTTTGACATACAGGCTCAACTAACCAATTACTATGCTTCTCTAGAGGCAGAATCGAAGGAACACTATGACCCAGATCAAAATACTTCTAAAAAGGCTATTGAACGTGCCTTGGTGGAACTCCAAATGGAAAACCTTGATGCTCAAATTCGGGAGCAAATGACTGTTTATGCCCCTGTTGAACTAAAGGCAATCTATACAAGGTTTCTAAAGATGTATGCAAAAATTCAACAAGAGCAAGAATGGGCTAGATCAGAAGAAGTTAAGAAATTAAGAAAACAAAGATGGGAACAAGAACAACAAGAAATATTTGTTATTGAATTGGTAAGTGGAGGGGTTGCTATTGTGTTTATATCTACGATTTTTGGATGGCTAATGTGGCAACTGCAAAACTTATCTGGTGGGTTTTAATTGGAGTAATGCTTTGTGTTGTCGTAGGTGCAACCTCAATGGCTTATGTGGAGACTCTTTATATGAAAGCACAACTAAAACGAGAGATGAAAGAGTTACGCAAGTTGAAACAAGAACTGAAAGAATCTAAATGAGATACGCTCTTATTTTGTTGCTGTTTTTAGCGGCCTGCGAAGATAGATACCGCTATGAATGTCAAAATCCAAAACACTTTGCATTAAAAAAGTGTCAACGCCCTGACTGCCAATTCACCCAAGACTGTCCTGATTACCTCGTAGCACCTATATTGGAGAAACAAGTTGTCCAACCCCCACAAATTCCAAATCAATCGGCTTCTGAGCCAAGAGGAAATTGA